ATGAGCGCACATACAGATAAGGTTCAGATCATCAAACAGAACGGCGTCCCGGCCTTTGCCGTCATCCCCTATGCGGACTACCTGGTCCTAACCGGTCAGGGCGGCGCCGGCGAAGCGACAATTCCTCACGAAGTTGTCGGTTTGGCCATCAAGAACGGCTGGAATCTGGTGAAAGCCTGGCGTAAGTACTTGAGCATCAGCCAGAAGGAGCTTGCCGCTAGGGCCGGAGTGAGCCAGCCCGCCCTCTCACAGATGGAGAACAGCGACAACCCGCGCAGCGCCACTCTTGAAAAACTGGCCGAAGCGCTGGGAGTGAGCGTTTATCAACTGACGGATTGAAGCGGAATTCGGCAAAAAGTGATGGCGCTTTTCTCCCGACAAGCTTCGAGATCCTTAACCGACGTTTTTCCGACACTTACCCGACGCCTTGTCGGTTTTTGGTGAACTTTTGGGTGAACTTTCTGGTGAATTTTAAGTGAGCTTTTCGGTGCTGTAGCGCGGCACGTGATCTCAGAATTTTTAGCAAATAATCTAAGAAATTTCTTTTTCGAGGTTGGCAACTCAAAGCGGGAGTTTTTGCCACCACAGCCAGCTCCATCTCAGCCGGTCTTGCACCTCACTCTCCACCCGTTTAAAAACTCGTTTTTAGCCGTTTGAGATCAGCAATTCGGTGCGAGTTTTGCTCCTTCCAGCCGTCGACCTGGTGAGCGAATATTTCAGTTTCACCTCGTCGATCTGAAACTGCCCGAACAGCTCACGAATTTCAGGTGTGTCGTTGAACGACATCAGGAACCTCCCCTTGATGCCGACAAGCAGCTCAGCCAGGTCCTTGAAGTCCTGTTCCTCAAAATTATGGTTGTAGCCGGGTAGATCCCAATACGGCGGGTCCAGGTAAAACAGAGTATGCGGCCGATCGTATCGTTTGATCAGATCCCGAAAATCCATACACTCGATATTGACGTTCGCCAACCGTTGCCAGGCCTGCTCCAGGGAAGTCTGCAAGGTCAGCAGGTTCAGTCGCGGTTTGCCGGTCGTCGCCGTGCCATACGTCCGCCCGGTGATATGCCCACCGAAGGCCATCTTTTGCAGATAGAGATAGCGCGCTGCCCGCTGGATGTCGGTCAACGTGTCGGGGTTGACCTGCGTTTCTCGATTGAACTCGGTCCGGGCCACCAGCGAGAATTTGAACTGCCGATATAATTCTTCCGGGTGATGTTTCACCGCCCTGTACAGGGTGATCAACTCCTTGTCCAGATCGTTGAGCACCTCAGCCGGTGACGGCTCCTTGCTGAAAAAGACCGAAGCCCCGCCGGCGAACACCTCCACATAGCAGGTGTGCTCCGGGAATCGGTCGATGATTTGTTTTGCCAGCCTGGTTTTGCCTCCGAAGTACGGTATTAAGGCTCCCATAAATAACCTTTCAATTTGCAGGGAGACCTGCTAGAAATTGTCCCGTGCCACCACGCACCAGGACTATGGCAGGTGAACCCTGTGGACCGCCGTTCGTGTTTGCGCACGCTCGGCCGGTTCGGGGATGTTCTAGCATCCCCCTGTCCTGACCTCCTATCGCTTGTCGCGGTATTTGCCTTCTCTCGTGTCGATGTGGACGAACGCACCGTACTCGATCAGCCCGAGCCGATCGGGGAAGTTGGTGTCAATCAGGTGGAAGATCTCAGCCGGCTGATACTCATCGACAACGATATCCGCAGCCCGGCCAGTCAAATGTTTTGATCGTTTCGCACCTTTGACACGGATGTTGTACTTCTCGCACCGGCAGCCGGAGCTGATCCGGACCGGCTTGCCTGTTTCCCACCGCAACCACTGCAGCACGGTGAGCAATTCGGCGTCAACGGTATCAAAGCCGCAACCGCAACGGCAGGTGAATTCTTGCCGGTTAAAATGCGTACTCAATCTGGTCATCGTCTCACCTATATAAAATAGAACGCTGTCACGCCGCCCGGCGCAGCGGTTCAACGCCGACCCGCGCCAGCTTCTCCAGTACGATCGGGTCTTCCAGCGGATCTTCGTAGGTGCCGAACTGCCACTTATCGTCCCAGAAATATTTTGCTCCGATGGTATCCACCGCGTTGAAGTAGGTCACCGCCCGGTAGGCCCGCAGCTGTTTGAGCGGAAACCTGGACCGGGCATTGATGATGGCCAGGTTGTTGTGCAGGAACATCGAATTGCCTTGATGAAATCCCGCCCAGGTGGCCTCGACCACCCGCCAGCTGATATCGTGGACAAAGCAGGCCGGCGACAGAGGCAGCCCATAGCAGTTTTCCGGCACCAGCGCATCGCCGAGACCGCCGCCGGCCCCGCAAAAGGACGGAAACCGGTCCAGCGGCAGCTGGTGTGGCCACCACTGGACCAGGAAAACCGGCATAACCAGCTCAATCCCTTCAACGTTGAGCGCCTTGGTTTCCATCAGCTCACTCGCGAAGGGCCGATCGGATCTGTTCGATCTGGATGGCCATCTCCGCTTTCATCTTCTGGATCTTCAGGATCGTCCGTTTGATGCCAAACGCCACCGCCAACACCAGCGGCCCGACGGAAGTTACGTAATCCTGCATCTTGACCACCAGTACCTCGCCATGGGCTTTGACATCGGCCGCCGAGATCCCTTTATGTTCGAGATACATCATGCCCAGTGCAATCAAGGCAAACAGCCAGAATTCGCCGGACAGAAAGGATGTCTTTAACTGCATCTTCCCCTCCTTGTCAGAACAGACTTGAATCGCTCTTCGACGGCGAGTCGGTGCGCGTCTCGGTGCGCGTCCAGTTGTAATCGTAGGTATACGGGCGTGAGGCATCGACGCTGCCGTTGGTGCCCTCACCGGAGACGGTCAGATCGAGCTTCTGGTAGTCGCCCCAATAGGTCTGCTGGTTCGAGCCGTCCCCATAGTCGAATATCGAATCGTAGATGACGATGCCATCCCGGTTCTCAATGTTCGGCGAACCACTGCGCTTTCCGAGGTCGCCGTCGATCGCCTGGTAGGCTTGCAAACCGAGGGAGAGCCAGCCAGTCAGGTTGTTGTTGAAGACATCGGCCATGATGCGCGGAGTCGGCATCAACGAAACTTTTTCGACAAGCATGGCGGTGATGATGCCGCCCATTACCTTTTCGGTGTCGGTCTTGTATTCGTTGCTTTTATGCAGTCCGATCAAGGCGTCAGCCTGGTGCTGGACGGCGTCGTAATGGGCAACCAGGTTCTCCGACTCGAAAAAGCTGCCTTCCTTGATCATTCCGGTAACCCGGTCCGGCTGGTCCTTGTCGTCATAGAGATACGTCACCTTGCCGCCGCAGCCGACGAGGACAAAGGCCACTATCAGAAGCAACAGCACCATCAGAACACCACGGAACCTTGTCTCGAGAAGCATCTTCCAATTCATCCAGTTCATCATTCACCTCCCGGCGCGTCCACGCGCCTCATGATCAAATCAAACACAGCCGAACCGCTGATCCGCACCTCATCGCCCGCCGGCAGCGGGAACTGCGGGCAGAGCGGATAAGCACGACTGTACGGCCCGTTGTGGCCACCACCGAAAAAGGCCGCCATGAAATACGTATCGCAGTGCAACGCATCGGGGTCCGGCAGCTCAACCACAAACGAGCGCTGCGTCGGACCGATATCGTCGAGCACTGTTAACCGTTCATCACCGCGCCGCCGATACAGCGCGAACCCGTCCGGCGGCGCTTCCGGATCGGCCGTATACATGAACGTCACCTCATAGCTCGCCGCCTGCGCATTGACGGCCACCAACAGCACACCGGTCAAGACAAACAGCACGGCGACCGCTGCGATAGCCAGACGTAAGGTCTTTTCCATCTCACACCTCAATTTCATAATGAGTCAGGTTCGGGGCCGCCTCGATGATGGTATTGTCCCGCACGTACGCTTTGCTGCCCGCCGCCACGCCGGTCCCGAACACCCGCATGGCGCCGCCGCCCGCCGTGGTCACCATGCTCGTGCCGGTCGCGGGCTCGACCGATGCGACGGTGACGATGATCAGCGGACTGTCCGGCAACAGCCGCTTGAATTTCGCCCACAGGTTAGTTGCCACGATAGCGCTCCACGTCGATGGTCTGCCGGACCTTGAGCCCGTTTTTGCCCCAATTGGCGGTGACCGAGACCGCCGTCACCAGGCCCTTCCAGGAAATCACTCCGTCATCCACCTGGATCAGCGTGCCGGGCAGCAGTACGCCGGGCAGCAGCGGCGGGGCGAACACCGGCAGCTCAAGGCGGTACTTCTGCCACCGCCCGGAGGCAGCCAGCACGGCAATACCGCGCTGGCGGGCTGCTTCAACCGCCGTGATCAACGGATCGGTGACCATCGGAGCGATCAGGTCGCCGGCGCTGCCCTGACGGATCACCCGCGCCGAGATTGAGCCGGAGAGAAACACCGCATTGAAGAACGGCCGCTCATCCCACTCGCTGTCGAGCTTGTCGATCATCTCGGCGGGAATGACGATCGCCGCCGTCGCCGTCGGCCAGTCCCAGGGCGGCGTCTGGTAGCGCGGCTGGATCAGCAGTACCTGATCGCTCATGTGGCTTTGCACCATGGCCCCGGCCGCATCGGCAATACTCTTGATCACCGCCAGCGGCGTCTGGTCTCGGTAGCTGAGCGCCCCAGCCGGCACCAACCAGTCGGTGGCGTCCATGTCGATGCTCCAGCCGGTGCCCTGCAGCTCTTGCTCCATCAGCTGCACGGCGGTACGCTGCTGATTCTCGGTATAGGTCCTGATCTCGGCCGCCGGTGCGCCGAGCTGAGCCGACACCGAACGCCCCTCGATCGATCGACTTTTCCCGGTAAAGGCCCGGCTGGCAGTGGTCCGATCCACCTGCAGTCGCCAGGTGTGACCGTTGATCTCGGCATCCACCGCAATCGGGCCGGCCACGGTCGGCTCCAGCAGCGCCAGATGCGCATCGCTGCCGATGGCGGCGCGCAGGCTCCAGCACACCGAATCCCAATCGGTGGAGAGCGTCAGGCTGGTGGTGTCGATGGGCGCGCCGTCGGCCACCCTGGTCAGATAAGCGGTATGGATCATGACATAGACCTTTGCCGCCAGCGCCCAGGGCGCTGTCTTGGGCGGTCGATAAAAATAGGCGTCGCGCCAGCCGGACGGCTCTCGCCAGACGCAGCGCCGGTCATACGTGTATTGGTCGAAATAGAGATCGATATGGTCCCGATCGCCAACCTGGGTGATGGACAGGTGGATGTCGTGTCTGATCTGGTCGCCGTCCGGAGGCTCATAATGCCGCCAGCAGATCTCGTAATAGAATTTCGGCCCCCAGGTCGTCCGGTGATCGATATCCTTGACGGGCAGTCTGCCGATCCACGGGGCGCCCTTGATGATGTCGTTGATCGTATCGTCTTCCCAGGCCAACCGGTAGCGCCGGTCCATGGGCGGCGGGTAGGCGTAATAAATCGGTTTGACACGATCGGGACGGTGATCAGTGTCATCCCATAGCTGCCTCGCGCCGTGATCTTTGCGCACCACCCGTCGCCAGCCGTAACGCCCTTCATAGTTGAGCGTGCGCTGGGCTTTCCGCCAGCTTGATCCGGCTGTGCAGTCCTTGCCGCCAATCCGCTCCCAGACGCTATCCAGGCGCCGTTCTTTGGCCGGCAGGTCGCGGTAGATCGGAGAGAATGACCTGGCGACAAAACGCCGTCGCTGCCAGCCGGCTCCCAAGAGCCGGTTAAGCCGCGCCATCTCGTCCCACGGAATAGCCGTGTCGGGCGACAGAGTGCGCGGCTCAGGCTCTTCCGGAGCGCCGCCCAGCACAATCTCGTCTCCCAGCGGCGGCATCCATAGGCCGCTGAGGGCAAGCAGTATCGAATCGCCGGCGACAGGCTCATAGGTCATGACTCAACAGTTGCCACCTGGGTGATATAATCGGCCACTTCGGCGTTGTAGTAGCCGGTGGTGTCAAAAGCGACGACAAGCAAGGTGCGCTCAGGAAATTCATTCAAGTTTGTGATGTCCCACTTACCGGTTTCTGCGTCGCTGATTGTGCTGCCAGCATAATCAAGATTCCTTCTGTCAAAAGCAACTATAGTCCGTCTTGCCGGCAGTCCATCGACGGTCACCGTGCCAGCCAGTTTATGCCGGTGAGCTATTGGTGAACGCTCTCCTATCTGCAACATCATTGGAATTATTGACATGTCTGTTACTCTTCAAACTCAAAGGCGAAATTTATCTGGTTGTAAGTGGTGCGAAAAGAGAAAGGAAAGAGCATGTAAGACTTTTGTCCGTCTTGAATGACCTGCTGCCATGAAAGCGATTCAGGATGATGACAAGGGATATATACGCCTTCAACGCGCCCTCTGAGCTTTTCATAGGTAGGGCTGGCATCAAAAAACCACACTGGACAAAGCAATAAATTGCCATTGTATGGCACTGCGTTCTTTTGCAATTCGTGCCATTTCAAATTTATTGGACCCGCTATCACCGAGTAAATGAGCTGAGGCGTATTGGCCTCAAGTGAATAATTCCTGGGCGTCTGCGCATTGGAATAATTGTAATTTGTGGGCAAAAGACCGTAGGTGTATGCTGAATAAGGATATGACGTGCAAGAAAACGCCGGGAACGGCTCTGCCCTGTAGGAGGCGAAGTCGCCAAACGAATAAATCCTAAAATCGGTTGACAAAGACATATTCGGAATTACGTCAATCCCTGCTGCGGGGAGAATAAAAAGGTGTAGCATTTTGTTGTTTGCGAAAAGATGCCACTGCCTCGAATCGGCGTTACTAAAATTGCTTTTGTTTTGGTAGGTGGATGCTCCGGCTTCGTAAAATAAGCCTGATCCATTGTCTATATCGGTCATTATCTCATAGCCTTTCGCGATATAACTTTTGGCATCTGGCGTGGCCTCATCTATGCGCAGAAACGCCCCCGTCCCGTCAACAGGATCATTCCTAAACACAGCTATGTCTTCGGTGGCGTTGATGAACTCAAGGGTCCACCCTTGGACTGGCGCTACATCGCCATATCCGTCGATCAGGCACGCCCTAAGCAGACTTATCAGCGCCCCCCTGGTGCCACTAAGAACCGGAGCATTGCCGTCGGTGCATTGAAATTTTTTGAAGACAGCCATTATTCAGCATCTCCTCTATTTGTATGGTGAATTGATCGCTCGGCTCCTTGGCCGGTCCTTGCAGGGTGGTGCGGGCGACCCATAACGGGGGATTGGCCCCGTCGGTGTTAAACCTGAGCACGTTGCCGGTCGCCCAGCCGGCGCCAAAGCCGCGCTAGTCGATGAAGAAAAACGGTTGGTTGGTCGCCGGGTTGATCGGGATCATTCGGCATCTCCTCTGATCTGCAGGGTAAACTGATCACTCGGCTCCTCGGCCGGTCCTTGCAGGGTGGTGCGGGCGACCCATAACGGGGGATTGGCCCCGTCGGTGTTAAACCTGAGCACGTTGCCGGTCGCCCAGCCGGCGCCAAAGCCGCGATAGTCGATGAAGAAAAACGGTTGGTTGGTCGCCGGGTTGATCGGGTTGCAGTCGTTGGTGATGTAGCCTTCGCCGACCACGCCGTACTTCTCGCCAATGACCTGGAAGTGATCTTCGGCATCGAACACCAGCGCCCAGCGCTCTTTCACCGCGCCGGCGTTGGTCACCGCAATCGGGTAGTTGATCTCGTTATAGTTGGCGCTCGTGGCGTCGCCGATCAGATCGTCGGACCAAACGCCGCTCCAGGTCTTCTGGTCGAACAGGTTAAAAGCCCGCGCCTGGAGATCTCCGAACAGCAATGCTGAGCTGACATAGGTGCCGGCCACCGGATAGCTGTTTTGCAGACCGGAGGCCACGGTCAGCTGCCCGTTGATCTGCACCCCGGAGACGAGCGCCATATCCTCGATCCGGTGCGAGCAAATGATGGGATAGGTGAACCCGGACAGATCGAGTGGATCGGCCATGGTCAGCAGCTGCGCGTCCTTGTCGAAACTGTATGCTGTGGACGGCACCCGCAGCGGCGGGCTGCTCGAGTCGTACAGCTCGACGCTGGCGACACCGGACCTGCTCAGGATGATCTCCTGGCCGGCGGAAAGCGGGTTGGGCAGCTCGTCGTTCTGCGTGTTGTGCACGACAATCACATCGCCGGCTTTGACGATCGGTACCCGGCCGTCGGACGGCAGCCGAACCGGGTCGACGCCGATCAAATCGGCATCGAGCGGGATATATGAATAGGCAACGCAGGTGTAGCTGATGGAATCGGCGAACACCTCCACCGGCTTGAAGACATAGCCGTCCTCGTCAATATCGTCCGGGTGGTACCATGGCTCCTCGATATAACTGCCGTCATCAAACACGTTGACGCCAAAATCCAGACAGACCACTCCGGTTTCATAATCAACGGCGCCGCGCACAAAGTCGCCGACGATGGTGCCGGAGAACCCGGCGGTGGCGCTCACCGTCTCGCCGTCAATGGTGGCCCCGATCAGACTGACCGATCCGGGCCGCAGCGGCGCACCCGGCGTGCGGAAGGTGACGCTGTTGACCAACTGGTTGCCGAGCCGCCCGGTCAGCGACTGCACTTCAATAGTGTTGTCGCCGCCGTCAAGCACATCCAGCGTGATCAGCCCGGTGGAATAATCCATCTGGCCGGCCAGAGCGCCCAAACCGGTGGCCGGGTCCGGGTTGCGGTAGAGTTTGCCGAGCCGGTCGATGTAGCGGTCGCCGGCCCACTCGAACAACACCGATCCGGGCTGGATGGTGTAGCCGACATCGTTTTGCAGCAGCTTGAGCTGGTACGATTGGGCGGCGATCAGCTCGTTTGCCGTTTCCTGGGCGGACGCGGCGAGCGCATAGGACGCCGCGATGTTGCCCGTTATCGAGCCGGCCAACTCACGAGAGAGCGATCCTTGTTGATACCTGGTGACGGTCGTTGCCGTCCGCTGCACGGTCGGTTGGGCCGTCGTGGCGTTGGCATAACTCCGATACGCCGTGGCGGCGTTGCGCGAAGCACCCCAACTCGCTGCTGTCGTTGTCCTGAAAGATCCTCTGCCCATGCGGTTTGCCTCGTTACGCTGACGGGATAGTGGTGCTGTAGCTTGTCTCGGTGTACGGCCGTGACCAGCTTTCGCTCACCTGCAGGGTCAGGTTGAGACTGCCGTTGCCGGTGACGTAATCGATCGTCCCGGTGACTGCCGCCACCGTCGTACTACCCGGCCATCGGGGATGGCTGGCCGATACCTTCTCCGACCACTCCGGAGCGGAGAGGTTGCCACTGCCGTCGTCAACCACCGTCACCAGTTGGGCCAGGCCGGCGATGGCCAAATTGAAGGTCAGTCTGAGCGAGCCGGGTTTGATCGGCGCCGACGGTAGGGTGAATGGCACGGTGCCGGAGCCGCCGGCAAGGCTTGCATCCACAAAGGGATACTTCTCATAATCGATCTCGTACGAGCCTCCGGAAACGATCAGCTGGGTCGGCCGAAACACCAGCTCACCGGTGGCGTAGTTGATATGCCCGGCCGCATCGCCGGTGATGACGCCGCTGCCGTTATCGGCGGCGGTAGCGGTCGTATCCACACCGACCGGCCAGGAGATGGACACACTGCCCGGCTCGATCGGAGCGTTGGCCAGCTGGTGCACGACCTCCGGGACGTCAATGGTAACAACGCCGCTCAGATCCACCGTTTCGATGGGATTGGCCCAATTGAAAATGATCGGCGTCTCCGCGTCGGGCAGCGCCCCGCAGGTGAGAATGATCGAGCCGGTGGCGTAGTTGACCGTGCCGCTGCCGGTACCGATAATGTCGGGGACCAACTGGCCGGTACCGTTGTCCCGGACCCGATACCATTTGCCCTGGGCCATGAAATCGACCCACACCGAGCCGGGGATCGGCAGCGGATCAAGGATGGCCGTATAGTTATAGCCGGGCTGCACGCCGGTGAGCCGCTCGGTGGTGGTCGGCACCCGCAACACCTCAACACCGACGACGGCGATCATGGTCAGGGTGACGGTTGTCGAGCCGGCTAGCTCCCTGAACGTGACGGTCCCGGTCGAGTAATCGACCAATCCCCGCTGATCCTCGCCTTCGTAGAGCACCCCGTCGCCGTCGTCGGCGAAACTTCTGCCGTTGCTTGTCTGGATGGTCAATGAGCCGGGTTTGATGCCGGCGCCGAAGTACGCCTGCGCATCGGTCTGCAGGGTGAAACCCGAAGCGGTGATGGTCTGCGGCTGCCCGCTGCCGATCACCGGACCGGCCTCGCCGACCGACAGGTCGACCATCGGCGACTCGCCCTGGGCGGACGGCACCAGGTGGGCATAGATCGAATCGACCAGCAGCGAGATCGCGCCCTGGCTGATCTCCTGGGTGGGCAGCATCACCCCGTAATACTTGGCGGCATCCGACACCATGGTGGTATAGACGGTGGTCGCCAGGGCGTCGTTGCGGCTCACCTCGACGCCTTTGAAGGTGTAACGCAGCGGGTCGCCGATCTCCAGCTTGAGCACTTCGCGGTTAAAGCTCAGCGCCTGGGTGTATTCGGAGGTGGAGAACTCGCCGGTGGTCAGCTCCACTTTGGTGATCCGGACGAACTGCGACTGCTCGCCTGCCAGTCCCTTGTCGTTGAACAGCACCAAGACGTCGCCGACACCGGGCGAGCCGGAGCCCTTGATCTGGAACAGCAGCAGCTGCCGCGCGCCCGCCGGCTGATCGCCCCATAGCCAGCCCGGATAGCGCGGACCGATGGTCACATAGGATTCAAGGCGGTCGCGGGCCGCCGTGCGCTCGTCATGCGGGTCGCCGGTGGTGAACAGACAGACCGATACCTTCGGGTCCGCCGCCGGTTTGGACAAAATGACATGGGCGCCGGAGTAGACTTCGGTATCCGGTGTGTTGACGTGCACGAATCCCTTACGCAGGCTGACCCGGCCATAGACCCGGTCGAGGCGGGAGATATCGGGAAAGAGATTGTTGACGTTGCCGTCGACGATCTCAATGCCGGTCATCCGGCCGCCGCCGTCGTCGTTGTCGGTGAGGCGCTGGGAGGCCATCAATTTGACGTCTTCGGTTACAATCGGCATAGCATCATCCTTGCGTCGTTTCCTCTTTTGCCAGCAGCCGCAGCGCGTGCAGCAGGTAGATGTCGGTATCAGCCGGCGGGGTCATCTTAGTCAGCGATTCGGCCTCGATCGGCTTGCCGTCGCCGTGGCGAAACAGCACCGTGAACGTCCTGCCGCGCAGGCTCAAGCTCATTTCCAGCCCCGGATGCGCCGCCTTGGCCTGCAGGGCCAGCACCGTTGCCCGCGTCGTCCAGGCCCAGCCCTCGTCGCCCACCAGGGTGATTGGCCGGCCGGCCAGCTTTGTCGAGATATCGAGCAGCAAGGCCCCGGCGATTGAGAACCCTTCTTCCTGCTGCACCGGCGTCCAGTCCGTTTCGTCCTGCCACCACAGATCATCCGGCAGGGTGATGTCGTCGAGCATGATCATGCCGTAGTCATCCCCGCCTTGGCCAACACCTGGAGCAGCGCCTCCACATCCTGCTCGCCGCCGCGCAGGCTGCCGCCGGCAAAGCGCAGCTCATGCACCTTGGCCGCACCGCCGGTTCCGGTCGTCCCGCCCCCGGCCCCGCCTTGCCCATCGGCGATCGCCGCCAGCCGGCCGCGCACCGTCGCCCCCAGGTCGCCCAGCCCGGCGTCGGCCGGCAGCGCCTGCAGGGCGTTCTTGGCGGCGGTCTGCTGCAGCGCCTTGGAGATCGCCAGTCCCAACTCGCCGGCTGACTTCACTCCCATAAACGCGGCTCGGTCACCCTGAGCGGCGCCGACCTTTCCGGCGCCGCCGGCCAGTCCCCGATAGGCGTCTTTCGCCTGATCGGCCAGCGCCTGGGCCTCTTCCAGATTGCCCGCTTTCATCGCCTCTTCGGCGGCCTTCTGATATTCCTTGGCCGCCTTGGCCTTGGCCCGCCAGCCCTGTTCCTCAGAGCGATGGCGGCCGCCCAACTGGTTCAGTTCGTCGGCCAGGCTTTTTTCCCGGCCGGCAATGTCGTCCTGGATGCGCTTGACGTTATCGGCATAGGTCTGCCAGCCGGTCTTGGATTGATCCAAGGCGTCGGTCTCGGCCGCCGCCCGCGCATCGGCGGTACTGTCGGCCAGCATGGCCTCCTGGCTGTCCCGGTAGGCCCGTTCGGACTGCTCGGCGGCTTGCTCCACCGCCTGACTCGTCTCGTCGGCGGCTTTGCCAATCGGCTCGAACTGCTTTTTCTCAATAGGTTCTTGCGCTGCATCAGCCTTCGGGGCATAACCGTGCCCGGTTTTTTTCTTCCGGGCCGCCCGCTCCTGGGCCGTGGCTTCATCTTCGAGCGCTTCTTTCTCGCGACGTTGTTCCTCTTCACGCTTTTTCTGCTCGGCGAGCCGGTATTTTTCTTCCTCGGCGGCCTTCATGCGCCGTTCCAACTCGGCCTCGTCGTTGGCTGCCTTTTCACTGGCAGCAGCCTTCTTCCGGTCGCTCTCTTCTTTTTTGCGAGCTTTTTCGCGCGCTGCTTCTGCCGCCTCGGCTTCGGCCTGGGCCTTGGTTTCCGGGTCAGCGGCGGCTTTTTCCTCGGCCCGAGAAGGCAGGCCTTGTTTTTTGCGCCAGACGTCGTCGGCCTCCTGTTTCTTCCGGGCTGCCTCCTTGTCGGTCAGGTACGTGGCAAACGGGTCTTTCTTCTTCTCCGCCGCCTCGGTATCGAGCACCGGAGCTTCCGTCACGGGTTCGGTTTCGGGCTTCGCCTCGGCTTCCTTTTTGGCGCGATCGGCCGTCGTCTCTTCCTCTTCTTTGTCCTTCGCTTCCTTTCGCTCCCGGTCCTTGCGGTCGATCTCTTCATACGATTTGTCAAGCGCGTCCTTGGCGATTTCGATCTTGCGGTTAACGGCCTCCACGTCGCCACCGGTAAGGATCGCCCACATTTTCTGGGCAGCCAGGCCGATCCGATCGAGGGAATAAGCCATGCCCACGCCGGCCTTCTGCACAATGGCGAACTCTTTATTGGCCCATGTCCCGACAGCCCAGCCGGCAGTGGCCGCGCCCAGCACGCCGAACGCCTTGGAGAGCAGCCCGACGCTACCGACGGATGAAGTGAGGACGCCCTTGAGCTTGCCGAGCTGGCCCATGGCCGCCGACGCCCAGCCGGACAGCTTCGCTTTAGACAGAAGGTTCGCCTTGCTCGCCAACGCAGCCATATCAACGCCGAGCAATTTCAGCACCGGCGACAGCGCCTTCAGCGGACCTTTGACGCCGCCGATAGCCAGCATCGCCAACCGGGCCGCCAGCGCCGCGCCCTTGAGCGTCACCAGCGCCGCGACCAGCAGGACCACGACCTTGGTGATACCCGGATAAGCGGTGGCCAGATCCGTGATCATGTTGAGCATACCGGTCAGCCCGTCCAACACCCCGGCAAGCACCGGCAGCAGATGGGTGCCGAGGGCGATGGCCAGCCCCGAGACGGCCGACTGAAAATTCAGCCAGGAACCGGTCAGGTTGTCGTTGATCAGCTTAGCCATTTCCCGCGCTTTACCGGCGGCATCCTCGTTGGCCTTGGCGAGCCGCTCGACGCTGTCAATCTGCCGACTCATGACGATCGCCGCCGTGCCCGCCTCGGTGCCGAAGATCTTGTTGGCCTCGGCCAGGCCCATATTGGCGTCGCGCAGCCGCTGCATGGTCGCCACGAAATCGACGCTGCCGTCGTTGTTGCGGGCCACCTGCACCCCCATTCGCCGCAGCGTCTCTTCCGCCTCGCCGGTCTGACTGGCGAGCTTGGCGAGCATGGTCCGCATCGAAGTGCCGGCCATGGTGCCCTTGATGCCGTTGTCGTGCAGCACGCCCATCGCCGCCGCCGCTGTCTCAAGCGGAACGCCCAGCGCCGCCGCGGCCGGGGCGGCGTACTTCATCGCCTCGGCCAGCTCGGTGACGGTGGAGTTGGACCGGGTGCTGGTATTGGCCAGCACATCGGTGATCCGGGACAGATCGCCGATCGAAAGACCCATCCCGCCCATGATATTGGTGATGTAATCGGCCGATGCGCCCAGTTCGATACCGCCGACCAGGGCCAGATCAAGGGCCGGCCCGATGGCAGCGATCGACTGTTCGGCAGTGAGTCCGGCCATGGACAGCATTTTCATGCCCTCGGCCGCCTGGACGGCGGAGAACTCGGTCTGCCGTCCCAACTCCTGCGCCCGCTTGGACATCTTATCCAGCGTATCCGTAGCGGCGCCGGTGATCGCGCCGATCTCGGCCATCTTCCGCTCGAACCCGGCCGCTTCCAGAACCGGTTTGCCGATAGCCGCCAAACCGGCAAGAAACTTGGTTAGCTTGGCGGTCACCGTCTCGGCTGTCCGGCCCAGCACGGAGGTATCGACCTCGGCCTTGCGCGCCTTCTCGCCCAGCTTCTCCACCTTTTTGCCGCCGGTGGCGGCGGAGTCGCCCAGCCGCTTGACGCTTTTTCCCGCCCCTTCCGCACCGCTGCTCATGCCGCCGAGCGCCGTGCCGGCCTTGCCGGACATGGCGCCGACGGCCGCACCGGTGTCACCGAGCGCTTTCTTGAACGCTTCGGTGTTCAGGGTGAGAAACAACTCCAGGTGTTCGTTGGCGTTCATGCGTTACCGGGCGCGCGTGCTCAAGGCGTTGAGGGCGGTGAGGAAACAGCTCCAGCCGTAGTGCCAAGCGCCGACTCCATGACCTGCCTGTATGACTCGGCAAACAGCTTCGGCAAGTTCTGCGTGACCATTGCCGACAGGCCGACGAGCATTCCTTTGAGGCCGAGCTTGTCGGCGATCCCTAAAAAAGCGCTGTTCACCTCGACAAAACTCTCAACGATCTGCTCGATCTCGGACGGCCACAAGTCCTGCAACCGCTTTCCCTCGGGCAGATCCACGCAGTCGGTGAGCAGCGAGATCATTTCGCCCGCCTTGTCGGCTGAGTTCAAGGCCCGGTACAGCGCAAACGGGCTGACCTCCTTGACGGTCACCTCGCCGACGTCCTTGACGGTGATGATCAGTGATTTACGCATGGCGTTACTCCTGATTTAAAGCCCCGTTAACGGCTCTTATTAGCTGAGCCAGATATGCTGCATCGGATGATCCTTGCCGGCCGGCGTCTCCAGCGCCCCCTCGAAGGTGACGTTGACAAAGTCCTCGCCGATCAGGCTGAAGTTGGAGGTCGGGGCCAGACGCATCTGATAGATTTCGGAGATGAAGCTGCGGCCGTCGTCGAAGTTCTGGCCGTCCAGCTTGACCCGGATGCGCACGTTGGCCTTGGTCATCCCCTTCATGATCGTGCCGGATACCGCCGCCTTGGTCAGGGTCACATGCACCGTCTCCCCGGCGGCAATGGCTCCGTCAGACTTGGCCATGATCATGCCCAGACGCGGGTTGATCTCATAGTCGTCGCCGACGGTATAGGTCGTGGTGTCGGTTTCGTCTTTGACCACCACGGCGCTGATCATGTAATGGCCGATATCCACCCACTTGTCGGCGATGGTCACCACCGCAATCGCCTCGGTGACGTCGCCGGCATCCTGTGTCAGCACGCTATTGGTGCCGAAGAAAGCGGCGGCGAACAACGCCTGGTCGAGCTGGGCAAACGTGATGGTCGCCGTCATCGGTTTGGGCAGGGTCACGCTGGCCAATACCTGGCCGTAATTGCTACGTCCGTGCGCCGTCTGCTCCTTACGTTCCGAGTCCGGCTTGGGCGTGAATTCCGAGCAGTCGCCTTTCAGCTCCAGGCCGGTCGCTTCGCCGGTATCACTGAGAATGTCGACGTAGGCGTCGGCCGCGCCGAGAAATGAAAACGGTGTGTTCATGTGCTCCTCCTTAGATGATCGTCATGGTCACGAAACGGACCTCGTAGACGACCCGCGTTTTATCGAATTTATCCACAAACCGGGTGCCGGCCGCCGCCAGGTGTTTCACGCCCCGGCATGGCTGCCAGCCGACCCCGGCGGCGTTCACCTGCTCAACCAGATTGAGCGCCTCGGCAGGCGTTCGGGTCAGCTCCAGGATGACGATCACCGACCAGTAGCGGCTCAGCTTCTGGCCGATATGCTGCTGCAGGCTGCCGGTCGAGCGCTCCGGGTAATCCCCGGAGAAGACCACCACCGCCGCCGGCAGGAGGGCATCGGTGGCCATCGCCTCGTCGAGATCCTCCATGCCGACCACCGAGCGCAGCGCCGGCACCTGCTCCTTGATCTGCTTGATCAACGCGTCGAGCTGCTCGGCCAGGCTCAGCACCGCCGCCATCTAAAAGCCCTCCAGCAGGCCGCCCGGCCCGCCATATACCTTGCCGCTCGAGGCGGCGAGCGTCTGGCCGGGCGGCGACTCTGTTTTCTCGGTCGCCCCGAAGCCGATCTGGCCGGTGCTGATCTTCACCAGCACCGCCAGATCCGCCTGATACTGCTTCTCCCACACCTCCGGCACCTGATTGCGCCGCCGGTAGAGAAAGAAGACGGCCAGGTTGGCGGCAATGGTCCGGATCAAACCCGGTACCGGATCAAGCGGCACCGTGCGTTGCAGGCCGACATAGCCGTCGATCACCCGGCCCGCCTGGTCGATCGCCGCGGCGATGGTAGCATCGTCAACGGCTTCTGCTCCAGCCTGATCGTTGGACAACTTGATCAGGGTCTCTTCCGGCAGCAGGGCCACCAGGTCGGTCAGCTGTGCGTAGGCCATGAGTTCCTCTCAGTTTAGGCCGCGGTCGCCACGCCTTTGCAGATCGCCTTGACCACCGGTACCGGTACCGGCTTGCTCATGCCGATGATCTCGTAGCCGGACGGGTTATCCTTCTTCACCGGCTTGGAGTAGAACGGCATCGGCAGCAGGTTGGCGTCGAGATCGTCCAGGGCGCAGTAGAACAGCCGCCACGGCGCGTCGGCGGCCACCGCCAGCACGTGGTGGTCGGTCACCGCCGGCACCCAGGCGCTGTTGGTCAGGTTGGTGTAGCCGCCCTGGGCCAGCTTGATTTCAAAGCCGGCGATGTTGATCCCCTGCTCGGTGACCTTGGCGGCGACCTTGCTGTCGCCCGGCAGGGCCAGCACCTTGTTGGCCACGGCCACATAGGTCTTCTGTCCGGCCAGATAGTGGATGGTCGACCCGTAGCCGCTGGTCTGCTTGATCTTATTACCTATGTTGATCAGATCGAGCAGGATGTCGGCGACAGTGGTGTCGGCATGATCCCACTTCTTGACGATGGTGAACTCGAGGACCGAGCCGAAATCCACCTCGTAGAGCTTCAGGCCGGTATCGGTCTTCATCGGGTAGCTGATCTTGCCGGTCAGCGATTGGCAGGCCAGGGCCTCGGTGGTGGCCCGCACCACCCGGCGCTGGGCGTCCACCTTGTTGCGCACCCATTGTTCGGTGCCGGTGGTCCCGAGCAGCTTCAGGTTGTTCAGGTCCGCCGCCGTGACAAAGGACGAAATGTCCACCGGCTGCGGCTCCAGATAGGTGATCTTCTGACCCTCGCCGCCGAGCGCATAGGCGGCCGTGCCCCGGCGAACCACCGGCACGTTGCCGTTGATCGCGGTCAGCTCGTCGAAGCCGAGCACCGGGAAGGGGTGCGTCGGCCGGTTCGGGTAGATCAGGTCCATGATAAAGGTCTGCAGCACCGGCAGGGCGAGCAAATGGTTGGCCACCGCCACCGGCGAAAAAAATGATCTCAGGTTGATCTGCATGTCAGCCTCCTTGGCTATGATGATCAGGGGTATGGTTCTCGTTTACGCTCGCCGGCTCAGAGGGGGTAGATGCCGATCCCTTCCAATGCCTCGATGTCCGCTGCCACCGGCGCCGCCCCGGCCACGCTCAGGTTGGCCGCCACCGCCGTGCCGTGCACCAGCACCGCGCCGGCCTGCTCCTCGGCGGTATCGATGCGTTCCGTCAGCACGCCGCCGCCGGCCAAATCGTCCACGCCGAGCAGCCCGGCCTGCTGCCAGACCACGGTGCCGTCGGCAACGTTTGCCGCAGCCGTCTCCGGCCAGGTCGGTTCCGCTGCGGCGGTGGTGCCGCCGCTGGTGGCCCGGTAGTAATGACCGTTGGGGGTGGTTGGCACGGCCAGGGCGCCGGCGGCGACGACCGTTTCAGCCTCCCAGGCGGCCGCGTCGGCCAGCTCCGGTTCATAGGCCGCCATCTCGCTATTCGCGTCCTTGGCGACCACGGCGCCCGCTTCCAATACCCGACCGTCCTGGCGAAAGGCCTTGGCCAGCACCACCGCCGGATGGGTCCGGTCGATGATTTGTTTTTCCGTGAGCTGCTGGCTGCCCAGCACTGCGTTATGTGCCATGTCGTTTCTCCTCGTTTGTGGTTAGCGCGCTCGTCGTCGGCACCCGCCGTTCTTAAACGTGCTTGCTCAGATCGGCCAGCTGCCCCTTGTCGTTTCGGGCAAAGTCCTGGCCGTGCCGGCCCTGTTGGTCCGGACAGTCCGGCAACTGCTGAGTAAACTCGGCTGCCGGCAGCGCCCGGACAAAGCCCTTGAACCAGTCGGCCTGGCTGATGGTACGTTTCGTCCCGTCGGTCTCGAAGCTGAAATCGGCCTGCTCGCCGTCCGGCAACGACTCCATGAAGGCCACCACTTCATCCTTCCGGTCGACGGCGATCTTGCCGGTGGCCACCATCTCGCTGTCGACGAAGCGGGCAAAATCGTCCTTGCGCGCCGCCGCCCTGGTCTTCGCGGAACTCTCCCGGTCGGCCTGGCGGGCCGCTTTCTCGGCGGCCAGATCCGCCTCCAGCTGTTTGATCTTCTCGTCTTTCTCCATCTCGTCTTCCTCCTGATCGGTGTCGCGCCGCCCGTCATCGGCCGGCAGCGCAAATTCATGGTCGGTGCACTCGCCGTCCCCGGCGAACTGCGCCGCTTGTTTGAGGCCCGCCACCTGCGGCAGGGCCGCCCCGAGAAAACCCAGGTGCAGCAGCTTCGCCCCGGCCCCGGTGCGCACGATGCGCACTGACCGGTTCTTGAACTTCTTCTGCGCCAGCGCCTCGGCGAAATCCTTGTGCAGCTCGCCGATCCGGCCGAGCAGCACGCCGCCCTTCCGCTTGACCTCGGCAATCCAGCCCCAGGCCGGACTGTCGGTGGCCGGATGGCCGACCACGATCGGCACCTGGTCCTCGGCGTTGAAGTTGCTCACCATCGCTTCCAGGTCGGCCTCGCTATAGACGCCCTTGTCCCCGTAGTCGCCGGCCTTGAAGATCTCCGTCCATGCTCCGCTTTTCATGATCAGCTCCTCTGCATCAGTCGTTGAAGGTTGGCGCTCACCAGCTCCTCGATATCGCCCCAGTCATCGTCCTGAATCATCATGAACGGCCGGGCCGGCAGTTTCAGGTGCCGCGATCGCTGGTGCGCGCTGACCTGCACCTCGGTGAGCGGGATCGGTTTGCCGAACGCTTGGGTGATACGCCGCACATGCGCCCGCACCTGCTGGCTGATCTGCTTGTCCACCCCGAAATGATGGGCGGCGGCATACTCCACGTTGGTGCCCACCCGGACCGCCTCGCTGCTGCCCATGGAGGTGATCGAGTTCATCAGCCGGCCGGTGTCGATCAGGGTCTGGCCGGAAGCCTGCCCGTAACCGGCCTGGCTGTCGGCCCGGCTGCTCGCCGGCCATTTCTGGGGCCGGCCGCCGACCCGGAAGTTCCAGCGCACCGATTCTTCCAGCAGCAGCCCCAAATCGCCGGCGATCGGCAGCAGGTCATCCACCTCCCGGAGCAGCAGCCGCACGGTCCGGTCGAAACCGGCCCGCTCGAGGCGGTAGGTGAGACCGGAATCGCTCATCGTCTCCCTCCGGGTACCGGTGCCGGGCAGCCGGCAGCGGGATGTATGTTTAAACCCCGTTTAATTTTTCGCCTGCTGGCCGCACCGGGCACCGCCCGAGTGTCGGGGCGGGCACTACCGTGCGTGCGAATTTGGGCCGTTCTGAGCGTTTCTTGCGCTTTCACTGATCGCATGTTATTTTTTCATCATGTCGCAGCGACATGCCCGTCGTGCCGGTCGGGGGGGCCACCCTGCCAGACAGGCCTGCACGAGTCGGTCGGTGGCCCGGCCGATCATCGCGGGTACAGCAGCAAACCCCGCCGCTGCCGCTCCGCGTAGTCAAGATCCGGCTCCCCGCTCTTCAGCGGCAGAAAAGCCGTCACCCCCTGAAACTCTCCGTCGGCCACTTCGAACACCGCCAGCCCGGCAAGCCGCTGCTTATCCTCGGTCTTCCACAGCCCCACATAGCGTTTGGCCAGCCGCACCGCGCCGGACTTCTCGTCTTTCTGCGGGGTCAACCAGATCTCCAGCGGCCGCTCGATCATCTCCGCCAGCAGGCCGATCGACTCGCCGTGTCCGGCCTTGCCGAACTTCCAGCGCGGCTCCGTCCCCGGCGTCTTGTCGATGAGGAAGCTGCGCAGCGACAGCACCACCGGCTCGCCGGCGCCGTCGGTGAGGATGCTCTGCTCGCCGAACCGCTCGATAAACGCCTGCCGGTAAAACTCGTCACCGCGCCCGGCCGGCAGCAGGGCGCTTTCATCCAGATCAGCGATCGCCGCCGGCCGGATGTTGCGCAGCGCCGGGCGGCGAAAATCGTCCGGACCGCGCAGGTCGGGCAGCGGTTCGAATTGTTTCCTGGCGGCGCGGCCGATCCCGCCGAAGGCCGCCTTACCGGGATGGTAGTTAAAGCCGGGATCAGGCAGCAGCTGCTGCATGGCGATCTGTTCACCGGTCGCCGGATGGGGAATGAGCACCGCCGTGTTGGTCGGGTCCTCGGTCTCGACGCTCAGCCCGCGCCGTTTGACCTGGCCGGCGGTGAGCGAAATGGTCGAGCAGCGGCAGCGAAAGCCGTTCGGCGGATACCAGGTGTCCCAGAACGGATGATCGGCCGGGAAGACCTTGCCGTCCATGGCCCGGTGGGTGGGCCGGGTGCGCCGGTCGTTGACCGCGTTGTACATCAGATACGGAAACGTCCCGGTCCGCTCCTTCTGCCGCTGCCAGCGGCCGGCGTTGTAGGCCGTCTGGATGTTGGTGCGAAAGATGTTCTGCACCCGCCATTCCCGCTTGCCGCTCCAGCCGCGCCGGGCAAATATCTCGGCGCACTGCTTCTTGAACTCGCCGTAGCTGATGCCGTCCTCGATCGCCCGCTGCAGCGCCTGATAGACACTGCTCAGCTCGTCACCCTTGGCGATGCCGGAGACGGCAAAAGCCTTGAGCCGGGTCTCGTTGTCCAATTTGGCAAAGGCCGCCGGGCCGAGCTGGATCTTATCCTTCCAGAAGGCGATCGCCTCTTGCATCGGCAGCGCTTCAAGCGTCAGGGTCATCGCCGCCCTCCGCCGTTTCTTGCTTGGCCGTATAGCTGCCGTAGAGCGATGCCGCCGTCAGCGTCCTGGTGAGCAGATCGCCCAGGGCCTCGGTTTCCAGATCCGGATACAATTCGAGCAGGCGCTCCATCGCCTCTTCATAGGACTCGGCCGACTCCACCACACCGAGCAGCTTGGCTTCGTTGGCCGCAAGGATGCCCGTCGCCGTGGCGGCGCTGCGCTCGGCCAGCTCTTCCAGGGCCTGCTGCTCGGCGGTAAACGGCTCGTCGCTGCGGGCAAAGTCGGCGCCGGTCTCACCGCCGCCGGCCGGACGCACCGCCGGAGCGGCCACCATCTCATCGTCATCACGGTACTCCTCGCCGATGCCGAACTTGTCGTAGGCCCAGCGCAGCGGCACCCGGCCGGGCATCGCTTTGATCGCCAGATTGGCCACCGCCGCCCAGCCTTTGGGCGGCTCCTGTTCCTCGAGCCAGACAAACTTCGGCGGCGCCGCCTTGTCGCCCAGGTTCAGCTCGGTGATCCAGGCAAACAGCCGGTTCATCACCCGGCCGACCAGCTTGCCGTCGGCCTCGACGATCTCGTCGCGCAGGCCGCTGTGCGTCTCCGCCGCCGCCCGCGAACCGGAGCTGCCGTCCATCTCGGTGGACAGCGTCTGGCCGACCAGCACCTTGCTGATCTCACCGTTGCAGGTCCGGATCAGCCGCTCGTGGATCTCCGGATTGGCGCCCTCGGTCAGGTGAAAATCCACCTTCGCCCCTTCCGGCACCACCGCTACCGGATCGACGACCATCGCCACCAGCGCGCCGAGCAGCTCGCGCCGTTGAGGCTCTTCAGCCTTGCCGCCGAGCTGGGCGATAATCCACGGCAGGCCGTACTTCTCTGCCAGCGTCACCCACCATTTCCAGCCAGAATGCTTGAACAGGTACGGCCAGTAGCAGCGCGACAGCAGCGCCTCGCCGTAGGGGTTGTCGGTGCTTGCCATGTGGGAGGCAACCAGCGCCTTGTAGGGCGGCAGCTCCATGCCGTAGCTCGGCTCGGTCAGCGTCTGCAGCCGCCACTGCACCCCGGTATGGATCAGCCGCCGGTTGGGGATGTCGCGCAGAAACGCCGGCAGCCAGACCCCACTCTCAAAACGCCACACCACCTCCAGGGCCCGGTGGCCGCGCAGCGCCGCCTCCTGCAGAATGCCGAGGCTGTTCTCCAGCGGATACTCCTCATGCTCTTCGAGCTGTGCCAGCGCCTGCTGGCACAGCTCGGCGGCCCGCACATCGGCGCTCTGTTCGCCGCCGGCCTTGACCTGCCATTCCCGGCGCAGCATGCCGGAGCGGCGGTCGATTACTTTGGCGATGACATGCGAATCGGACATCACCTGGTCGTAAATCTGGTGGCTCAGTCCGGCCTTGCGCAGCACCTCGTCGGGGTTGGGCAGGGCCGACAGCCCGCGCACGAAGCTCGGGTCGCTCGTATGATCGGCGATCTGCCGCAGCAGCTCTTCGTTGTTCATTTCAGAACCCCCTCACCATGCGGGACGCTTGACGCGGAGCGGTCAGCGGAACAAAATATGCCGGCGGCATCTTATTCAGCGCTGCATACTCCGCCAGGGCCAGCGATATGGCAAAGTCGCCATGGCGCACCAGGTCCGGGTCTTTGAAGTCTTTGCGTTCGACCCGCGCCACCATGGGGATACCGTCGATTTCCTCGACCGTCCGCAGATCCTGTTCAAGCGACGCGTCCCGGGGCAGATCGTAGTTGTCATCCTCGAAGCACGTGATCATCTTCGGCATCCACGCCCCGTACCATTTGCGCGACAGGTCGATCTGATGGATACAGTCGCGGCCGAAGTCGGCAGCAAATTCGTCGGCGGTATACTCGGCCATCTGCTGTCCCGGGCCGGTCGCATCCATGGCCGCGCCCGCAAACCTGGGCAACCCCCTGAGCACCGCCCACCAGATCTGCTCCTGCTGCCGGTTCGGGACGTTGTTCAACTCCACGACGAACGGGGCCTTCCGGTCGAGGTTATGCTGGATGGTCAGCGGGGTGATGACCGAAAAATGGCGATGCCTGGCAAAGTCCATCCCCGCCACATGCTCGAGCGATGGATCAAGCGCCACCAACAGCGGGGCGATGGACCGCTTGATGAAATCGTCGGCCCAGGATCTTCGTTCGCTATCAGGCCGACGGACAAAATCATCATCGAGCGTTGCCCGCAGGACGGGCCGTTCTTCTTTCATGGCCCGCTCGATCCAGACACCGGGTATCGAGACGCCGCCACTGTCCCGGGGTATCGCGTCAAGCTCTTCGCGCATGGCCGCCTTGCGCGGGCCGTATGCCGCCCGGATGCGTTTGTACCACTCCTCTTTGCCGGTCGGGGTCGGCGTCCAACCCTTCATCAGGCAGACCCGCTCGTACAGGCCGTTCTCCACCGCCTGATCGAAGGTGACCGCGAAGACTACGGCGTCGCTTTTTTCTCCGTACCGGCCGGCCTCGATATCCTTGATAAGCTGGTTGAAGGGGTTGCCCTTGCCGTTATGCGAGGAGATAATGACAATCTCGCCGCCCCAGATGAGCAGTGCCGTGGCCGCATCGAGCACGCCTTGGACATCGGCATGAAACGCCGCCTCGTCGATGCGGACCTTGCCCTGCAGACCGCGGATGTTGGCGGGGCGGCTGGAGAGCGCCACGATCTGATACCCGGAGGCAAACCGGATGCGATAGGCATTGATATGCCGGGAATACCCCTTGTCGTCCTGGTCATCGAACAGGAATTCTTCAATCCCGGACACGCCCTGGCCCTGGGCCTCGGCGATCACTCGGGCGAACTTGGCGCAGTAGCCGACAAACTCCAGACCTTTTTCTTTGGTGTCGCCGATATAGTAGATATTGTCGCCGCCGGCGCTTTTCCTGCTGCCGGCGGTAATGGTGTCGTCCAGGGCCTGGCAGAAGGTGATGCCGGTCCGCCTTCCCTTCGGGCACACCTTGATCCCGGCCTTGATGGCCAGCCAGGCAGCCTGGTGCGCCATCAGCACACCCTCGGCCAACGGGTCGAACCCTTCGGGGATCTCCCGGGCCTGCGGCGGCAGCTCGTCCCATTCGACCACCCGGATCGTGCTTTTCAGTGGAGTCAAAGCGCCCATCTACGCGACTCCCAGCACTTTGCGCCGCCAGAAATCCGCCTGTTCGGCATCCATACCCTGTGCGCGGGCTTCATCTTCCACGGCCGCGGCCGCCTGTTCGAGGGCCTGTTTGCGGATCTCCGCCTCGCGTTTGACGTTCAGCGTCGCCGAGGCCTCGAGACGCTGCGCAGCCAGCGCCAGGGCCTTGAGGTTGTGAATCACGTCCGGGATCGTCTCTTCGTTTAACTCGGCATCCTGCAGCTTCAGGCTGAGGTCGAAGGCCAGCGTCCGCAGCACCTCGTTGACCAGGTTGCCCACCTGTCCCTGGGGGGCGGCGCCCAGTTTGCCGATCCACATCTTGGCGATCTCTCGGGACTGCTGCAGCTTCTCGCCGGCCTGCCGCATGGACAGGCTGTAGCGGTTGACCGCCGACTTGCTCAGCCGCTCATCGCGGCCGTCCGCCTCGAGGATCTCGTTGATCCTGGCGGTGGCGTCAAGTTGCGTGACGCGCGGATCGCGCAGCAGCTCCTGCAACCGCTCGAGGATATCTTCGGGCAATCTGTCGATGGTCGAGGGTTTGCCCATGTGCTACAGCTCCGGCACCGGGCGCTTGACGCCGGGCACGACGGTGGCGCCGCCGGCGACATCGAGGCCCCGCGTTGTCAGTCGGGCGACCTGTACGCCGATGCTATCGTCGATGGCGATCAGTCCCTGTTCGGCCAGCCAGGCCAGCTCGGTGCGCAGCCGGTCCAGGCTGATATTGTGGCCTACGGCCCCGAGCGCCGCCCGCAACACGTGCTCGTTGTGGCTGTAGTCGGCATCTTCGGCAAGCACCCGCAGCACGACGAGCCGCAGATCTTCCTGTACAAGTTTGGCAAAGCTCATCACGGCTCGATCCTCAAGTGGTGTTGGTTGAGCAGGTCCACAGCTCGGTTGATGCCGCTCAGGCGGCCGTCAAGCGTCCCGAGCTTTTCCGTCAGCGAGCCGATCTGGTCGGAGAGCTTACCGATCTCCGCCCGGCTCGGCAGATGGTGCACGTCCCGCTCGATGTCGGTGATCCGCCGCAACCGTTCGTCGCAGTCGCGGTCGCGCTTTTCACGCGCCGCGGCCAGGCCGGTGATCGACACACCATGATCGTTCACCGTCTCCTCCAGGGCGACGAAGCGCTTGTCGGTGGCCTTCTTCCGCCGGTCCCACCAGACATAGCCGCCGATGGCCATGGTGCCGGCGAGCTGGGCGACGTCGAACCAGAAGCGCCACACCGTGTAGTCCTCAATCACGCGTCCCTCCCGTCCGTTCAAGCCGCTCGGCGCAGTGCACGCAGTGCACGCAGCCGGGCACAGCCAGCCGCCGGGCCTCGGGAATCGGCTCGCCGCACTCGCGGCAGACCAGCGCCGACGGCCCGCGCCGGCGGCGGCAGGCATGCAGCGCCAGGGCCTGGCGGCGGTCGCGTTCCTCGAACTCCTGGGCTCGGTCGAATTGGTCCATGCTCCTCGCTCTCTGTAAACGGTAACGTCCGGGGCAGGGCTGGTAAGACCCTGCCCCGGCGCAGGCCGGTGACCGAAGGCTGGCGGTTTTTCGCTCTGGGGGGGGGGGCGAAGCGGCCTCTGGGGTTACTACTACTCGGATGGGTAGTTGTTTGTTAGCGAAGCGCTTCGGTATGTGGGGAAAAAGGAAGGACCGGGCCGGAGAACATCCGGCCCGGTGTGGCGGTCTCTAGTGCAGCCCGGTAATCGCCAGGTCGATGGTGTTCCGCTCTGGGTTAATGATCGTCTCGTTGCGACGCCCACCAATTACAGCCTCAGTCGTTATCTCGCCTGTCTCGCCATCAATGATCTGTTCCGGCTTATATGATCGGCGCAATGAGCCATAATCGATCAATTTGGATTTTGCGCCAACAACAGCAACGTGGACAACTGAGGCGGCACGGTTTTTTGTGGTCATGTTCAACTCCTGTGGGCCGCTTCGGGCGGCCAGTTATGCTGGTCATTATGATTCACGATCCTTATACCACGAAAGAAAATCGTCAAGAGCGTCAGTAGGGATTATCAACCATCTTCTCTCTGATCACGATTCCTTACCTCAAAGACATTCCCACATTTTGGGCAGATTGCTGTGTCGGTATTAGAGATTTTAACAGAACCGAAAAATAGCAAAACAAAGAGTGCTAAAAGTATGGCGGGTCCGGCGCTTCCATTCACCGCCACCCATGCGCAGAACCCAATAGATGCTAGAAAAGATAAGAAAAATGCAATTCCGACTATCGTGGTATTCATTGCTTTACCTCAAGTTTACCCCAACCAGGCACTACACCGGTCAAGCCGGTGAGCGCCGCTATTAGCGGCCGAGGTGCCGACCGAGGTGCTTATCAATGATGTCCGCCAGGTGCAGATCATCGCTCCAGGAGTTGTCGCCGCAGTCACGGCAGATATCACGTAGGACGCTTATTGCCTCTTCACGCTCGGCAACAAGCTGGACAATTTTTTTCTCCAGTTTCTCAGCATCCGTTTCAATATCAAGTTCGCGCAGGCAGTGGAGCATCATAAATCTGTACGCATTCCTCGACCCTCTGATGTAATCTTGCTCGCCCATTGCAACCTCCAATTAAATGTTTTCGCTAACCAGCCGTTCGAGATGGATTGCGCGAACAGCCGCGCAACCCCTCAACTCAACGATGTCCCCGCTGTGCGGGAACATCGCTCAGGATCAAGAGCACGTAGCAGCTTCATAATCCTGGGTAATCGGCAACGCAAGGACATCAAACGGATTCAGCCAGACGCACAATACGCGCTCCTGATCCTGGGCGTTCAGCGCGTCCGGCTAATACCGCGCCAGCCGGGTGAATGCGCCGTATACCACCAGCCCCACGCCCAGCGCCAGACTGGCCAGGGTGGGGGCGGTGGCGGCGAAAAAACTGCCGCTGAGCATCGCCAGCCACGGCCATGCCCGGTACAACGGCTCGGGTATCCAGATCGTTCTCATGGCGTCACCTCGCTCAAAAGAGTTTCAACTGCCGGTCAGCCGACTCCGCCGGACTCGGCGGTTCGGCCAGAATCTGTTCGATGCGCCGGGTCGAGAGCCGGTTTTTCAACGCCAGCTCCTTGACCCGTGCGCCGGCATCATAATCCCGCCGGATGGCCCGGTCCCTGATTCGCCGGAAAAAATCATCGGCGTTGCGAATATAGACACCGATACCGGCAAAGACCTGGGACAAAAACAGCGCCATCGCCACACCCTGACCCGGCCGGTACGCCTCGATGCCGCGCGCCAGCAGGACCAGATCGCCGGGCAGCTCGTCGATCGACGGCAGGTGCTCCGGCGGGATGTGGATGATCTCACGCTTCATGTTTCACCTCTGTCCGTTTGCACCACTCCACCAGGCTCTGGCAGACCCGGTTGGTCAGCTCGGCATCGCACCACTGGAGCCGGTCGACCCCGGTCATCCGCTTGACGTAACGGTTCAACCCGCGCTCTCCCGGCTCACGCACCACGCCGGCGTCGGCCAAATTGCGCCACAGGGCGGCGATCTTGCGTTTCTGCGCCTCGGTATACGACGGGCGCGCCGCCTTCTTGCCCGGCTTCGGCTGCCACCCGAGCCGTTTCAGATGCGCCAGCAGATCCCACGTCTGCCTCCGGCTCAGGTCTTTCGACGTGGTCAGCCCGTAGCGGTCCAGCAGCAGCTGCTGCTTATCAATCCCCAGCTTCTTGCAGGCGATGTTGATCTTGGCGTACTCGGCCCTGGTCGGCATGTCACCACCCCAGCGTCGCTTTCAAAATCCGTGCGCCGAGCCCGACCACATAGCCGGCCGCGACAAAGCAAAAGATCACGAACATAACCGACGGCAAATGAACATCGAGTCGCCACCCATGGATCATCGCCCACAAAAACGCAACCGCCATCAGACCGATAAACACCCATCCCCAGATATTCATGATTGCCCCTCACCTGAATTGACACCGGCATCGTCCAGCCCTCGCACGATGTCGATCTTCTTGTTTGCCGTAACGCAAATTTGCCTGTACCGTTTCATCAACCGTTGATGTTCCTCTCGGGGAATGCGCTTCCGCTTAAAGCGTTTTTCGAGCGCATCGAGTTGTTTTTCTGCTGCGAGGATCTGTTTGACCAAATCTTGCCGATAAAATCTTTTGACGAGATGATCGGGAATAATCTTTGCCTCCCTGACTGTCTCGACGATAAGGGTCAACGCTTCCTTGGACAGGTCTTTCGTTTTGATCTCCACAGCTGTCACCTCCTGTCAGCAGAAACCAGCCGGTACCGGCTGTAACGTACTTGGTCGCCGAATCGGTTGACTCCCTTGACCAGTGTTGCCTCGATCAGATACTCCTCGGCCAGCTCGGAGATCCGCGCCGCCAGTCGGTAGATCCCGTATTCCCGGATCGCCTCCACCGGTGTGATCGAGCCGAATTGTTGCAGATGCCGCAAAATCTTCTCTCGCTGGGTCATGGCAATCCTCCTCTACTCACGGTCATCGTCGATCTTGCCGATCCGCTCCAGCATGCTTTTGAAGCCGGGGCTGACCTGTCCGCTGGCCACTTTTTCGTCAAACTCCCGCCGGGCTTTTTCCAGCGGGTCATAGGTCTTCACCGCCTGTCGGGGCGGACCCTTGCGGATGGCAGCTTCCTGCCGCCGGTCGACCTCGTCGGCCAGCTCCCAGGCCACCGTACGCAGGTAGTTATGGCTTTTCATCGGCAGGGTGAGCCGGACCCGCTGCTCGACCATCTGCTCCATGGCCCGCGCCCAGACCGCCGGGCCGCAGGTCCGGTCGACCTTGCCTGGCGAAGAGACCCAGCCGGCGCCGATCAGCGTCACCAATTCACCGACGATGCGCTGTGCCTTCGGCCATGACAGGCCGCGCTCGGCCGGTCGAAACAACCCGAGATACCCGAGCGCCGCCTTCGGCAGCGGTGCGGGCAGGGCGGCGATCGCCGCCAAAACATCGCGGCACACCGCATCGTTAAGCCACGTCTCGGCACTGGCAATCGCCCCGCAGGTCGGGCAGATCAGCTTCATTCGGGGTCACTCTCCAGAACGTCTTCCACCTCTTCGCCAAGCTCGCCAGCCAAAGCAAGGCCGCACTGCTGCGCCATGGTCAATCGCTGACCCCTTTCCAATCCGGGCTCAAACGTGATCTTGACCGAAAAACCGCCTTCATCCTTATCGTCTTCAAAGATAACGATCGCTCTGGCCATGCTATCCTCTGTCTTTTGGTTTCTGTCTTCTGTAACTGGCATCGTCAGGCCGGAGGCATCACCCTCCGACGACGCCGGGTCACCCCGGCGTTTCGCCTGTTTTTTTTCAGTTGTTATCGGCTTGTTCGGCCGGTTCCAAGTTCACCAGCGCCCGGACCGCCATCGCCCCGGTGCGGGCCAGCATCCGCCGCAACCGCTCAACGTCGCCGTCAGAGTAGATACAGTCGATGGCAGCCTGGGTGGCTTTGCCGGCCTCCTCGACCATGATTGCGGTGCCGTGGATCGGGTCTGACGGCCAGCCCGGATGCTTTTCCTCGGCCGCCTGTAACTCGTCGACAATAAGCTCCATCGCGCCGTAGGTTGCCTCTGCCATTTTGTCAGCTAAACTCATGATGTTCTCCTTTTTGATAGGTGCAGGTGACGGTCGCCCCGCCCACCTGATCGTAGCGGACCCCGCCATACCAGCCGCAGGAAATCCACCGTTTCATCTGCTCGTCGCGGTAGACGCAGGTGGCCTCGATCGGGCAGTCGGCCTCCAGTGACAGCGTCTTTCTGATCGCCCGGCGTATGGTCTTTCTCATGGTCACCCCGCTCAAACGGTGGAAAAATCTAAGGGAATCTGCCGGTAGTTGCCGCCTTCGTCCCGCTCGTACAGCCTGAAATACGTTCGTGAACCGGTCACGGTCAGGCTGTCGCTGATCGCCTCCATGGCCCGCCGCCACTTCTCGTCGTTGATATTGAGCTTGCGCAGCCCCAGGATGCGCTTGGCGTTGATCTTCCCTTTCTTGTCCACCTGGAAGGCATCCTCTATCAGGGCGCGCACCTCGGGCCGCGAGTCGCTGGTCCATTCCCGCAGGCAGGTGTCGATAAGCGCCTTGGCCGCCTGCAGGGTTTCGTTGAAATCAAGCAGGTCGGAAACCGCCCGCATCAGCTGGTACCTGCCGTCAAAGGAAGTCAGGGTGACATTGCCGCGCGCCCCGCCCAGGGTGGCCCCGTACTTCTCGGCGGCAAGGTCGAGAAACGCCTGCATGTCGTCGGCGAGCTGCAGTTTGAAGGTGGTGACCACGTGGCTGATGTTTCGGGCCTTGGCAACCGCCTCCAGCACAAATTCATCCCGGGCGAGGTCCTCCTCCTTGATGGTCTCGATCGGCACCAGGTGCCCGAGACTGTTTTTCTTATAGCCGTCTGGTATGTTCTCGTTCATGGTGGTGCTCCCGTAGATTTCTTTGACCTTGGCAGCTACCGCGCCGGTGTCGGCCGAGTAGGTGCCGGCCATGATTCTGCTGATGGTCGACGTGGAATAGCCGAGCTTGCGGGCCGCAGCCGCCATGCTGCCCTCGGCCGCCACCGCCTGGTGGAGGAGTCGTGTCCAGCTCATGACGCCTCCACGCCCTGCCCGAAGTCCGGCAGACAGTGCGCCGCTCGCATGTGGTTCCTGATCTTCGCGACGGCAAATTCGAGCGCCGCCAGGGTGCAGGCCAAATCCTTTGGCGTTCGGCGCTCGCCGGCCTCCAACCCGGACACATACGCAACCAGACCGGCAAGCGGACCAGACGCCCGGGACCCGTCGTCGATCGGGGCAAGCAGCTGGCGGGCGCTGCGCTGAATCCTGCAGAGGTGGACATCCGACCGTACATAATCGCTTCGGGTCGCGGCCGTTGTCTGTTGCATGGACACCACGTCGTCAATGATGGCCCGGGCGATCGCCCGCACGCCATCACCGGTCAATGCCTGGTGTTTTCCCGTAACCTGTGCTTTCATTGGTCATCCCCCAAGGTTTGTATGAGTTTTCGAACCGTGCCCAGCCCGTCGCTGATCCGGTCGAGGGCTTGCTGCAGTTCTGTTTTTCGTTTACGGCGCAGGGCCCGAAGGCGTTTTGCCTTGGCCGTGTCGAGAGGCATCTCGACCAGGTCGGACCTGATCAGCCGCCACGAGCACTCCTGATCGCTGCCCGCTGGCTCGGCACGCCGGACAACCCCGCGCCGGGCAAGCATCTGCAGCCATTCCTCGGCATACGACGCGGCCACGCCGGCAAATTCCTGCAGGTCGGCGACGGTGACGCTCTTGCGCATCCGCAGCGTCCGCCACATCACCTCCCGCCGGTCCGGCTCCCGCTCCCGGGAGGCAACCGCGTAGACACCTTGCCGTACCCGGCCGGCCCGGCCGCTCTTGACCAGGTCGGACAGCGCGTTGGTCATCCGTTTGTGCTCCGCCCGGGTCTGCAGCAAGAGCGCGCAGGACAGTTCGTCAACGCTCACCTCGCCGCCCCGTTTGCGGGCCTCTGCGGTCAATGTTTCAAGGACGGTCTTGGCAAAGGATTGCTGCGCCATCGCCTACCCCCTCAGTCCTTGCTTGATCGCCGACCGTGCCATGTCCAGGTCCGGCTCCTGTTTCTGCTTGGCGTTCATGATATTGATCAACGTGACCAGGTCCCGTTTGATCACCCGGAAACAACCGGCCGATTCCCGATGGATGACCTCCGCGACCTCGGCGGGCAGATCGATGCCGGCCGCCTCCCGGGCGAACATCACCACGTCGCCCAGGCCGAGCGGCTCGAACTCCAGCTGCTGGAAGGTGCGGTTCCAGATCCTGGTCACCTGCCGCATGTGATACTGCAGCTCGTCCTCGCCGATCAGCACGAACGGCGCCGCGGACAAATCGGAAAGATCGCGCACCAGTTCGAGGTGCAGCCGCGGCAGCTTCTCGATCTCCTCGACGAACACCGGCCGGCCGCCCTGCATGTTCAAGGCGTCGAGTACCGCCAGAAAGGCGGGGTCTTTGCGGTGCGGTACCGTCTTGACATCCAGCTCCCGGCACAACGCTTGGAGAAAGCCAAGCTCGGTCTGCCGCCAGATGGAGAGGCAACGGACGAAGGCGCAGCGGTTGTTTGCCGCGTACCACTGGGCCGTCCTGGTCTTGCCCCGGCCGGCCGACCCGATCACCGCCGCCAGCCGGCCCTCGCCGGCGGACAGCATCAAGGCGTCGAGCATGGCCTGGAAGTTGCGGACATTCTTTACGTTGACAAACGTTGGTTTGAGCCGTATTTCTTTCATCACACCTCCGGCGGATGTTGAGGTTATCCGGCGGCCGCCTCACCGGCCGTCGGATGTTTTTGTTTATAGAGCACCGCCAGCGCCGCCCGCTGGCCGTCCCAATAGTCCTTGTCCCGCTCGAATTCCGACATCTGCTCGTACACCCGCATGAAACGGCGCCACTGGCTGGTCATCTTATGCCCCTGCATTTCCATTTCCAGCAGCTTGCCGTAACGGTTGAACTCGTCCATCCGCTCAAGCTCCGCGCAGAGTTGCGCCTCTTCAAGTTCCCGTTGGAACTGCTGGGCCTCGTCGGCCTCCTTGATTGCCTGCAGCTGCTCGGCCTTGCTCAGTTTCTTTGGCTTGCTGGGCAACTGCCTGACCGCGCCGTTCCTGCCGCCGCCCAGCCGCTGCCCGCCGTCCTGGGCCTCGGAGCGAAAACCGGTATCATCGATCAGCCGCTGCGCCTCCGGGATGACCACCTGGTCGGCGATCGCTCGGGCGTGCGCGATCGTCTTCTTCCGCAGGTTCCCCTGTAATTCGAGCTGCGCCTCGAGCACGGCTACGTCCTTTTCCGAACCGAGGATGCGCGCGGCCGGATGGGTCTTCTCGATCCGGGATGCCTCGCAGATGAACTCGTCGGTCCGCTGGTCGTAGACCAGCACCGAATTCCGGTGCTGCAGGTCGAAGCGCACGTATACCTTATGGTTCCGGCCATACAGGGCCGGGTGATAATAGTAGTCGCCCTTGTCGAAGACCTTGACGCCGCGCCCGTAGATGGTGCGTTCCTCCCGTTTCATCATCAGGATGCGCAACGCCGTTTCGTCCACGCCGGGGCCGCGGCCGGCGGCGAACACCTCGATAGGCCGCTGCCCCGCCATGTGACTGCTCGGACCCTGGTGGCGCGAGGCGTACAGGTCGAACCAGGCGGCGATCGCCCGGTGACTGTCGATCAGCGTTGGCACATACCCCTGGCAGATCTTGTCGTTGATGCGCCGATGCAGCTTTTCGCCACGGTTCAGGTGGGCCGGCTTGGTGTCGATCGCGGTGCCGACGAAGGAGGGAGACAGGCGTTCAAGCTCGCCGAACGTCTTGAAGAAACGTTCGATCGTTTTCGACTGGCCGTGATACGGCTTGGCGACGATCAACTGAATGCCGAGCCGCTGATAAAGCCCCGGCAGCTCGGTCTGTTCGAAGTCGGTGCCGGTAAAGAACATACCCTTGAACGCCCGGCCGTTATCCAGGTAGACGATCCTCGGGATCTTACCCAGGCTGATGATGGAGCGCCGCAGCGCCGCTGAGATGGAAGCGGTGTTCTCGGTGGGCATGATCTCCCAGCCCAGCGGCATGTTGCTCTTCATGTCGAAGAACAGCACCAGCATCATCCGCTGGTCCTTGCCGGTCCAGGGATTGACGATGCGGAAGTTCAGCACGTGGCCGTCGGCGACAACGATGTCGCCCACCTCGATACGATCGTAATCGCGCTCGACCCAGAACAAACACTTGTCGTTCAGACCCTTGTCGCCTTCGCGCCACCAGACCCATTCGTCGTAATTGATGGCGATCCAGTCATCAAGGAACCGGCGGTAGGTAGCCTCGGACAGACTGTCTATCCCCTTGTGGCGCATGATGTCCCGGGAGATCCTGATGATTTCGCTCTTCGGCCGGCTCTTGCCCTTCGGCTGGCGGACGATGGCCAGGATAATCTGGGCCTGCAGCGGGGTGATGGTCCGCGCCCCCTTCTTCTTGCCCCGGCGGTCGGCCAGGGGCAGGCGGTTGCCGTCGCTCTTCTTCAGCTTGGTTTTCCACCCTTCGATGGTCTTCCAGGAGACCCCACCCAGTTCCTTGTACAGCTCGGGATAGGCGGCCCCGCTGTTGTAGCCGACCATGAAGGTTTCCCGCGCCCGGTCCTTTTTTCCCCAGGGGACGGCCGACAGGGCCTGCAGATAGAGCTTCACCAGGGCCGCCTTGTAGTGCGCCGACCGCTCCCGGGAGGCGTCCACGCCTTCAACAGCGGCCGGCAGCAGACACGCCGGCCCGGCCGGTACCAGGGCCTCGATCTTCTCTTTGTCCAGGATGGCGGTGCGGATCTCGTCCGGCAGCATGTAAGACCGATACATTTTCCGTGATCCGCCGCGCACCGTTTCCCAATAGAAAGACCAGTTCTCGCGGTCGGCTTTTCGTGCTATGCTGCGTTCTGTTTTTGGCAGAACCGGCAGATCAAGGGCCTGTAGCTCTTTGGCTGAATAGGCAGGTTTCATGACCTAGCCTCGCAGGTGCCGATCGTCCAGCAGGAGTTCTTTGAACGCGGCCTCCATCGCCTTGAGCGTGTCGAACGGGCCGATCTCCTTGCTCCACCCGCCGTTCTCGCTGCGCCGCCGGATGGTCATGGTGCCGCGGTCCATGCGGAACAGGGAGAAGCCGGCCGCTTCGAGCTTGTTCATGTCGTCGCTGCCGCCCTGCAGCACCGGGTCTTTGATAACGTCGCCGTCCTTGGCGATATCGGCCCGAAGCTGGTCGAGCGCCTGGACGATCGCGCCCCGGGACGTGTACTTGTAGCCGGAATTGCGTTCCTTGATGATCTGCTGCGAGAGCAGCTCGAAGGCCTGCGCAAAGTCGGCGCTGCATGTCCGCTCGACTTTTCTGAGTGCCACGCGGACGGTGTGCTGAATGTTCTCGCCGAGGTATTCCTTGACCGCCCGCTTGACATGACTGGCGGTCACCTTGCCTCTCGGTGCGCGCTTCCGGGCTTCGTCCCAGACGAGCCTGACCTTCTCCGGGTATTCCTTGAGCCGTGTCAGCGGCCTGACCTGGGCCTCGTTCAGGGGCAAGGCGGTGTCGATCGGATCGTCGGGAGAATGTCTACAATTTGTAGACATTTCTCCTTCGCCCTGGATTTGCAGCTGATCATACACGGCTGACGCGTCGATGAGCTGGTGCGCCCGGCCCTTTGACATATCCCACAGTTCTTTGCAGTACTGCTCGAAGGTGCGCCCGCTTTCGGTTCGGTACAGTCGTAGCCGGTTAATCTCCGCCAGCGCTCGACCGACCCGGTAGAATGCGGCGAAATCCCTGACGATCGTACGCTCGTGTTCGGCCAGCACCATTTGTTCCCTGGCGGTTAATGGTTTCTCGGGCGCTTCACGTGGAATGATGTGGTCTGTCATTGTGCCGTTCTCTCCGTTGGTTGTTTCATGTCTTCAGGCAGATGCAGGTAATCGGCGGGGCAACCCGCGTCGAGCAGATACTGCAGAACCGCCCTGTTGTTCCTGATCCCTCTGAGCGTCTCGGTAACCTGGGTGTCGTGTGTGAAATCGAGCGCTTTCTGGATATCCACCTGGCGTATCCGGTTCAGCACCATCCAAGCCTTAGCCTTTATCCGCTCTCTGGTTTTTCCCGTACCGCTCACAAATCCGCCTCCAGCTTCCGCATCTTCGCTCGTGATTCCCGAATCCGGTGGTACTCTTTGGCCCACAACAGCAGCTTGATATCCTTTTCGTCTATCACCCGGCAGCCGATCGGCGCGGCCAGAACCTGCAGCGGCAGGGACGACGCCCCGATCTCAGAGAAAATCGCAAGGGCGCTGGGCGAAGGGATGTGCTCGTGATCGTTCGGGTTCAGCCACTTTTCAAAGGTCGCCATCCGCAGGTGGTTTCCGTTTCCCTTCACCAACCGGACGCCGAACCGATCGGCCAGCCGGTTCATCAGATCCAGGAACTCCGCCCGCGATCGGCCGCTGTCGGCCACCACTTGGGCCATGCACTCTTTCAGCTCCCGGGTGATGTTGAAGCTCTTTCTGTCAAAAAGGTTGAGCTGCTTAACCATGCGACGCCCTCGTCGGTTTGCGCACCACCCTTTGGTTATGGGAATGGTTTGAAAAGACTGCCTGCCCCCTGTATATTTCGCGAAGGTCAATTGCACGAAACATCAAAGAGAAAACCTCACCAGGGAGCAGGCACATGGACAAAGACAGAATGAGAGAGCTGCTGCAGAAGATCGCCAACAGCCGAGCCGTGCCGATGTTCGACAGGGACTTCGGCGTGCCGGCAGAAGACGAGCAGCAGCTGAGAAACGATCTGTACGAGCTCGAGCAACGAGGATTCATCACAGCCCAGGTGATTTCTTCACGCATGCGCGAGACGTTCGGCCTGCCCTTAGACGTTGGCGAGATAAAGCTATCCAAGGAAGGCTGGGCCTTCCTTGAGGGAAAGCCGGAGAGCCAGACCGGCTCCGTTTCTACGGTGTTTAACATCAACACCAACGGCAACTCGACCCCGGCCTTTTCCTTCTCCAATGTCGGCAACCTCAACAACATAACCAACGCCGACGCCGACAAGATGCTGCAATCGATTCTGTCGGCAATCGCGCAATCGAACCTTCCCGAAAAAGAACAGAACGGCTTGTCCTCTTCGGTGACCGCTCTCTTCAAAGCGGCGGCGCCGAACGTGGTCGCTTCCCTGTTGATAGGTGCGGTGCAGGCCATGGTTGCTTAGCCCCGTGCCGAGCCCTGGGGTTCGTCCGCCCTGGTTGCGAGCAGCTCTCTGACGAGTAGCTGCAGGTTGACGCCGGGAGCAGAGAGCATGTTCTCGGCTTCTCGGAACAGCTGCTCGAAAAAGCCCCAGTTGGGACCGTCCTTCGGCATGAGCGCGCAGCAGAGAATAACGCGCTGATTCCGTTCGATCCTGTCGAGCTGCTTGCGCATGTTGTCCAGGCAGCTCTCCGGCGTGCCGGTGCTCTCGTCGCCGCCGGCCGCCTGCAGGAGATGGTAGACCTGTGCGATATCGAGACCGCGTTGCAGGCCGGTGCGAAACGCAGTGTCGCTTTCGGTTCCCGGAATAAAAGGGGAGGCCAGAAAGGGCGACTCTTTCAGCCCGAACCGAAGTCCGACCATGAGCCCGTCCCAGTAGTGTGCGGTGTTGCCTGAATCCCTGTCGTACACGGCCCTGAACAGCTCACGTGCCGATTTCGTTTTCATCGTCCGAACCTCCTCTCGCTAACCATCCGATTAACGATGTAATTCTCACGTTGTTTTGGCTGCTAATTATTGATATTCTGCAAACAGTCAGCATGTTTGATTTCTGACATTGCGTAAGTATAAGCGTATAATATGGTCTTTGTAAAGCGTGAAGTTGCGTCTAGCTTAACAAAAGCGCATCTTTTTGCTTTCTGTTTTTTATAATACTGTAATTGCAGTACAAATGATCAGTCTTACAAAAAGAAAATAGTGTCCTGCTTAGCGTCCAGCTTCCGGACCGCCAGGATGGACGCAACATGATGCGCACATGGCCATAAATGAAAAGCTAAAAAAAGCGCGCGAGCACTTGGGCAAAAACCAAAAAGAGATGGCTGCGCTTATTGGTGGAGGGTACCGCTCTTGGCAAGGTTACGAGCAGGGGACGAGCATCCCAGGTGGGAAGGTTTTTGAAGCTCTGGCAAAACTGGGATTCAATACTAACTGGTTCTTTATGGATAGCGTCCCAATGCTCCAAGGAACAGAGAACCAAGATGCGCCGGTGTTCATTGAGCAAGTGTTAGTTGACGTCATAGTCGCGGTTGAAACATACTTTACTCAAGAAAAACGCTACCTCCCACCGGAGAAGAAGGCGCAGCTCATATCTGCGCTTTATGAGATGTTTTCACGGTCGGAAGAAAAGAAAGTGAACCGGGCGGTCGTGATCCGCCTTGCAAAGCTTGCGTCATAATGAGGAATGCTCATGACTTCTGATATAAAAGACAAAGTTGTCAGTTTACTGAAGGAATCAAGGTCAGACCGCGAAAAACACAACGATCACCGTATTACTATAAATGGCAATGCGAATGCTGTGGGAAATGGGAATACAATTATCCTAACCGAGAAGCACATCACAAAAACAAAAGCAGAGCCCAAGCCAGGAAAAGAACACATAAACGAATCACAAGTCAGAAAACTACACGACTTAAAAGATAAAATCATAGAGCTTGAGAGAATTACCAAGAAAAATCCAGCGAGCCATCAGAAGGTGTGGTCAGTTTTTAATAAAAAAATGGGCATAGGCAGTATGCGAATGTTGCCATCCGCTAAGTTCAAAGCTGGTGAAAAATTCTTGAATGGATGGATAGGCAGGTTAACCAGTAGTAGAATGGCAGAAAAGAAGGCCCGTGATACTGTTGAAAAGACAAAACTAAAGTATATCAGGACTAACATGCGAAAACTGAACTGTGAGGAGAGGGTCCGTGACTATATGGATAAAAATTTTGGCGTTAGGTCAACCACCGATCTGCCCGACCTCGGAGCAATTAAGCAAGTTTACAGTTTTGTTGCATCAATCAAAGCTTCTTTCGAACAAAGAAAAAAATAATCCTTAACATTATCTCGGACAACAAAGAAGAGTACGAAACCTACCAGGCAAAAAGAAGCGACCTATATATAATAGGCCAGATCATTTTCTTCTCCCGAGATTTGGTTGCCTATTAAGCAGGCTCCGTAAAACAAATCGTGGAATCGACTGTAGCTAAAGAAATCTAAAAAGCAAAGACCTTAACATCAATGAATAATGCGATGGAAAAACAAAAATGGAGGGTATGCGAATGGCCGATACCGATCATGATTACAAAGGCTATATATTAACTGGACTTCCTCCTGGCTTGTTTGGTGAAACATATATCGTGATCGCAATCAGCGACTCCCGCTATAGTCGGGGCTTTTTTGTAGAATATTACATCATTTCGAGTAGGCCGCAGGAATCTTCAAGAAAGGGAGAGTTTCATGTTTTCGCGAATAATTTACCTGAAGAACTTGGCGTAATTAATGCCGATTTTGCTATCAGCGAAGGTTTGCGTCAGGCCCAGGTTGACATCATTCAAATGCAGGAAGAGCGCTCTGTTAAGTTAAATCGACCAGATGTTGCAGTTCTACCATTCGAGATACAAGAATATAATATCCCTTTCTTAGGCTTCAGAATGCGAGGACAATTTCTATCTCAATTGAATGACATGCTAATAAATACGAAGTGCCGTCGTCTAGCAAATTATTTAACTTTACTGCAGCAAGTGAACCCTGTTCCAAAAACACTTTCTTAAAACAACATATCAAGTAACGAGATCTTGCGCCCTAACGATTAAACCAAAACAACGATTAGCCTCGGGGACCACGGAAATGTCCAAAGAAAAAAAGCATGAGAAAGATCGCAACTCAGAGAGTACTATTGTCAGGGATGGTTGTTTTAAAAAATCTGGTAATTTCAATGAAAGTGTAAAAGATACTTCAGTTGTGAATACTGCTCCTCCACCACCGCCGAGGAAACCATCAGATACGCAGAAGCATGATGAGTGAGCAAGCGAAATCTAGTATAGACCAAACAAAGCTGCACGATCTACTTTTTGATGTTCGTCGCTCGGTGAGGTATCACAACCGGCGACGTCTCTTCTATGATCGTATATGCAAAGGATCTGATGCGCTGACTGCTATTTTCGGATCTGCAACTATTATAACCCTGCTTGGCAGCACCAAGGTTGTGCCGCCAGAGACTCCAATGTATATGGCAGGAATAACGGCAATTCTATCTGTGATCAACCTTGTCTTTGACACAAAAGAAAATGCTCGGTTGCATCACGATCTGGCCCGAGACTTCATAACGATTGAAAAAAATCTGATAGCCCCTCATCTCACGCCGGAGAAGTTTGCGGAAGCCGAAGCAAGACGACTTGATATAGAAGCGGAAGAACCTCCAGTCTTAAAGGTTCTCGACCTGACTTGTCACAACGATCTTCTAAAAGCTATGGGGTACGAAGAAGAACATTATTATAAAATCGGATTTTGGAGATCAGCCTTCGCAAACTTTTTCGATCTCTTTCCCGGTTCAATTAAAAAAGCCGGATAA